GGTGAGAATTAATTCACAAATACGGAATTAGTGCGCTTATGTTCACTTGTCAACATGTTAGGCAACATTGGCCGCCGACTACACGCACTGCAAGCAATGTTGCGAGATACGCGCCAGGGATTGACATAAGACGCCAGGAGTTGCGCGGGTTGACATGGTGTGGTATGTTAGCGTTAACATGAGGACAGAGAAACAGCTAAGAAATCTGATCCCGTTCAAACCCGGCGATGCGCGGATCAACCGCTCGGGACCGCCAAAGACGTTCTACCAGCTGCGCGAGCATGTCCAAGAGCTGCTGCAAGAGCCAGCCCTCGACAAGAACGGCAAGCCGGTCCTCGACACGAACGGTCAACCGTTAACCAACCTCGACATGCTGCTGCGCAAGTGGTTGAAGTCCGACGATCCGCGCCTGCCGATCCGGCTGCTGGAGATTGCGTTCGGCAAGGTCCCGGACCGAATCTCGGTGACCGACGAGGATGGTCGCCCGCGTCAGTTTCAGATCATCGAGGTGGTGAAAGACCGCGGCGATAGCGTAGACACAATGCGCGTCATCACCACCAGTCCCACGCCGCCGCCGCTACCAGACGTCGCGCCGACGATAGACGTGCCGCCGCTAGACGCAACAACAGTTGAAACCGATGCCGAATCGCCGCACATGGAAGTGGCAACAGCTGAGCCGATAGAAGTCGCCTAGCCTCGTTTTGCATGTTCACACTATGAGTGTTATGTAGACTTGTAGCCTCTTTTGTGTCAATTCGCCCCGTACGACACGCCACATTGCCAAAACGTCATGACGCCAGCATAATGCCGCCGTGCTGACAGACGACTGTCTAACGTGGTCGGCGCGCGCCACCGACCGCGCCGGTGTGTCGCTTTGTGCCTGTATGTGAATTCTATCACGAATTCGTGCTATCGCCGTAGAAGGCCGTTTCTGGCGGCACGAGTATAAAAAGCCATGCTCACCCAAGAACGGCCCTCTACGGGCTCCACAGTGGCCCTAGAGGGCATTGTAGCGCCATGTGCCGCCGCGCATGCGCAGCGCGACAATCGCACATGCCGCGCCGACCGCGACGGTCATGGCCAGCCGCACCCACCGCCGCCAGCCGCCGCCGTGGGCACCGTGGCAGCATGTGGCGGCCGCGAGGGGGGTAGGAGGGGGTATCGGCCCCGCAGTGCGCAGTGTTCCCCTCTCCGTACTAGCCGACACCCTACTCGTTATGTCAAGTTCCCCTCATATGTCTTCGCGCGTTCTGGCTCCGGTTGTGTGCGTTGTGTGCGTCGTGTGCGTTGAGCCTGGCGGTCGGCGCGGTGCACGTCGGCTGGTGCCGGTCGGTGGGCACGTGTTGCGCCGCATTTGGACGTGGCCGGTGTCGTGTAGGGGGTGCGGCACCTGATGCGTTATGTCAAATGTTGCGTGTGCTGTACTGCTCATCCGGCCCGTGTTCTCGTGCTCTCACGCTCTCGTGTTCTCGTGTTCTTACTGAGTCGGAGGTAAAAATGGCATGGCAGAAGGCGCGCGGGAATTTTTCTCACGGACAATATAAGGGGGATTTTTTCTCACGAACAATATAAGAGGGAATTTTTCTCACGGACAATATAAGGGGGATTTTTTCTCATGCGCAATTAAATACTTATTATTTATATTGTACGTGAGAAAAAATTCCGTGCAATTTTTCACAAGCCGGCCTGGTTTGACGTGGGACAACTGGGTCGGGCCGGCGAGCAAATATGTTCTCCGATGGCAATTATGTCATGTTGACACGTTATGTTAAACTAAGAGCAGAGCCTGTAGCAGGTGCTGCATCAAGGGGTGGGGGCTTGATCGGGGAGCAGCGCCGGGGTTTCTCTCCTTGACCGGATGGTGGAGTGCGCACGCCAGCCTGCTACGGGCCGGTGAAGTCGGTGCTGCTGGAGGGTGCATGAAGCGCAGGTATCACGAGGGCAAGCGGCGCAGCGTGAAGCGCAAGGTGAAGCGGGGGCGGTGTTAGATGCCTGAGCTGATCGAGATAACCGACGGCAAGCTGCGCCTGAACCTGCATCCAGGCCAGACGCGTGCCTGGGAGAGCCAGGCGCGTTTTGTGTTCATCATCGCGGGCACGCAGAGCGGGAAGTGCGTTGCGCCTGATACGCTGGTGGCGCTGGCCGATGGCAGGCGCAAGCGCATTGCCGATATCGTGCCTGGCGATACCGTTTTGACGCTGACGGAGGATCGGCGGATTGCACCGGACACGGTGACGGCGTCGTTTGCGACGGGCATCCAGCCGTTGTACGAAGTGGTGACGGCCATGGGGCGGCGCATCAAAGTGACGGCCGATCATCCGTTTTACGGTTTGACAGGCTGGCGGCCGTGTCGTCTGTTTGCCGTCGGTGATTTGCTTGCCGTACCACGTTGGCAGCCCAATGCGGCGGTGGCTTGGGATACCATTCGGAGCATCACGCCTTTGGGGGCGCAGCCGACCTGGGATATCACCGTAGCTCATAGTCACAATTTCATTGCGCAAGACATCTTTGCACATAACACGTCTTTTGGCAAGCTTTTGCTTCACAAGTGGATTCAAGAGCTGGGGCCGGGCGATTATCTAGCCGTGACGGCGACCTATGATCTGTTCAAGCTCAAGATGCTGCCGGAGATGCTGCGTTACTACGTGGACACGCTGCACTGGGGCACGTATGTGCCGAGCGAACGGGTATTGGTGTCGCATGACGGCAGCACGCGCATCATCCTGCGTTCGGCCAGTTCGCCCGGCGGCCTGGAGTCGGCCACGGTGAAGGCGGCCTGGTTGGACGAGTGCGGGCAGGACGGCTTCACGCTGGAGGCGTGGGAGGCCATTCAGCGCCGGTTGTCGCTGACGGGGGGTCGGGCGCTGGGCACGACGACGCCGTACAATCTGGGCTGGCTCAAGACCGAGATTTATGACCGCTGGCAGGCCGGCGATCCCGACTACGACGTGATCCAATTTCGCAGCCTGGACAATCCGGCTTTCCCCCGCGCCGAATACGAGCGCATGAAGCTGGTGCTGCCACCGTGGAAGTTCAGCATGTTCTACGACGGTCAGTTTGCCCGGCCGGCCGGTCTGGTTTATGGTGACTTTCGGCCGGAGGTGCACGTGATCAACGTGCCGTCGATTCCGGCGCACTGGCCGATCTACGTCGGCCTGGACTTTGGCGCGCTGCACACGGCGCAGGTCTGGCTGGCGTTGAATCCTACCAACCGCCAGGTGTATATCTTCCGCGAAAATTTGCTCGGCCAGCGGGCCACGGCCGAACACGCTGCGCTGGCGCTTTTGCTGGCGCAGGGCTATAGCTATGTGCGCTGGTACGGCGGCGCGCCGGGCGAGCAGCAGGCACGCTGGGACTGGACCCGGGCCGGCGTGCCCGTGCGGCCGCCGCCGGTGCGTGATGTCGAGGCGCAGATCGAACGCGTGGCGGCTTTGCTGCGCCAGGGGCGCCTGTTCGTCGATCGTTCGCTCAAGGGCTTGATCGACGAGTTCGCGACGTATAGCCGCGAACTAAATGCCGACGGCCAGCCGACGGCCAAGATCGCGCACAAAGAGCGCTATCATCGGCTGGATGCTTTGCGCTATGCCGTTGCCGGACTGTCCGACGGCGGTGGTGTGCGCGTGCGTTCACGGGAGTATTAGCATGACGTTACCCCTCAGCCAAGCGGCCATGGAGAAACTCATCTGGTTGCAGGCCCAGGCGACGGCCTTGCAGAGTCGCTGGCAGGCCGTCAAAGACTACCGGGCCTACTATGCCGGCGAACATCCGGTTTATCTGTCAGCTCGCCAGCAGGAGTACCTGGGCGATCTGCTGACCGCAGCCGAGCATACCGTCTGTCTCAATCTGTGTCGTCTGATCGTGGACATCTTGCGCGAGCGATTGCGCCTGGTCAGCTTTGCATCGCCCGATGAGACGCTGCGCCTGTGGGTGGCCGATCTGTGGAATCGGGCCAAGCTGGACATCGAACAGGTGACGCTCTATCGTCGGGCGCTGCGTGACGGCAGCGCGTTTCTGGTGGTGAGCTGGGACGCCGAGGCCAACGAGCCGATCCTGGTCGCCAACCGCTGCTACGACGGCGATACTGGTCTGGTCTCCTACGCCGACAGCGAGACAGGCCAGACGCGTTTTGCAATCAAATACTGGACGATCACCGATCCTTTGTCGTCTAAGTTCGGCCAGCGTCGGCGCACCATCTTCCTACCGGATCGCATCGTGCGTCAACAAGAAGACCCGCGCGGGGAATACGGCTGGAGCGCCATTCCGCCCGACGAAGGGCCGGCCTTGCAGTGGTGGACGGATACCATGCAGCCGGGCGGCCGGCCGCTGGGCCTGGCCGCCATCGAGTTTCAGAACCCCGGCGGCGTGTCGGAACTGGAAGGCATCATTGGCCTGCAGAACGCCATCAACAAGATCATGCTCGATCTGCTGGCTGCGGCCGATCTGACCGGCTTCCAGATGTACGTGGCGTCGTTCCCCGGCCCCGCGCCGGCGCCGACGGGCGAGACGCCGGAGACGACATCTGATGATTTCGCCGTCGGGCCGGGCCGCCTGCTGATGCTGTACGAGAACGCCGCTTTTCAGGCCGTGCGCGCCGGCGATCTCAAGCCGCTGATCGACACCCTGCAGACGTTGGTGAGCAGCATGGGCAAGATCACGCGCACGCCGCAGTATTACCTGTGGCAATCCGGCAACTGGGGCGATGATGTGCCGTCGGGCGAGGCGCTCAAGCAGATGGAATCGGGCCTGGTGGCACGGGCCAACGAGCGTACCGTGCAGTTCGGCGACGCTTGGGTGCAGGCCGTGCGCGTGGCGGCACGTCTGCACAACGCCATGGGGCGCCGGCCGACGCTCAATACCGAGGCCACGTTGACGCCGATCTGGGGTGCAACCGAAGTGCGCAATGAACTGCTCATCAGCCAGATCGCGCAAAACCACATGGCCCTGGGCGTGCCGGCCGAGGTGCTCTGGCAGAGCATGTTGGGCTACACGCCGGAACAGGTGGCCGAGATGAAGCGCTTGCGCGCGGCCGAACAGGCCGCCGGCCTGGCCGATCTGCTGTTGACGACAGGCCAGATAAGCACGACAGGAGGTGGCAATGGCAACACGCCCGTTATCGCGGGCAGCACCTTCGGGCCGGCCGCGCCGACCACGACAGGCCCCGACCGCAGCAATGTATCGGCAACTTGAGGAGCGTTTGCGCCGTAAAGTGTTGATCTATCTCTGGCGAACCTATGAGCATGCCATCCGCGCCGGACTACACGGCTGAACCGAACACCTTCGACTGGGACGCGGCCGCCGCCGATCTGGCCCTCGTGCTGCTGCCGGAGCTGATTGCCGCCGCCATGCTGGGACTGGTCGGCTTCTGGTATTGGCTGCGCACCCATGATCTGGCGACCGCAGCCGACCGACTGGCTGCCGTGGACATGGCGACCTGGGCCACGACCTGGGCACAGGACTACACGGCACAGCTGGCGGACGAATTAACGCAGACCACGCGCCAACAGGTGACCGAGACGCTGCGCCAGGCCGCCGGCACTGCGGAAGATCGCGATAGCACGGTCAGGCGCATTCTGCAGGGCTTGCTGGCTTTGTTGCTTGGCCGGGCGGCGATGATTGCCGCCACGGAGATCACGCGGGCGCGCACGGAAGCCCAGCTTTTCGGCGCCGATGCCGCAGGATTGCCGACGACCACGCCGACCGTCAAGCCGCCGCTGCATCCCAATTGTCGCTGCGTGCTACGGCCGTTTTTGCGCCGCGATGGCGTGCTGAGCTGGCGCTGGCAAACCGCCGAGGATGAACGCGTCTGTCCGCAGTGTGCGCCGTTGCACGATCAAGACGTAGGAGCTTAAGATGGCGCTCGATGTCGTTGTTCGTTTGGACGGTTTGGTCAATACCCAGGCCCGTTTGGGTCGTTTGCTTGACTTGGGTCAAATTCTGGCCCAGCCCCTGCGCGATAGCTGTAACCTGCTGGCCGGTGATCTGCGCCGCTATCCGCCTTTGTCGGAGGCCAACTTTCCGCCTACGCCGCCCCCAGGCCGCTTCTACATCCGCGGCCAGGGTTTGTTTTATGTGAACAAGCGCGGCGTTGTGCGGCGGGTTGCGCTGAGCGAGCGTCTCGGCATCAGCTGGTACACGACGTATGCGCTCGGCCCCGATCTGGTACGCGGCATAGTTGCCAACGGTGTTTCTTACGGGCCATACGTGCACGGTCTCGGCCGCCAGGCGGCTTTTCATGCCCAGCGCGGCTGGCGCACGACCCAGGCCGTTGTAGATCGCCTGCGGCCTACGATCAACGCTCTGTTTGTGGCGACACTACGCCGTGCCATAACTTGACATAGTATGCTAAAATCAAGTTGTGAGCTGAAATCATGGTTGCTTTGAGAATCCCCAGGCGGGATGAGGAGCACATATGACTGACGAAGAAAGCAAGCCCCAGGCGGGCACAGAACAACCGGCAGGCCAGGAGCCGCCGGCCGCAG